GAAGATTCGATGTGATTTGCGTCAACGATATCGGTATGCACTTTCCCGGTCCCGTCAAACATCTTTATTCAAATAACAACGCCTATCTCGATAAGTGGCAGAAAGCCCGCAGAGACAGTTTTGTGAAGACCTACGGCCCGATTCAGTTCACACATTCAAACCATGTTGGAGGTAACGTCACCTGGCCGTGGCCGGGTTCTGGGACTTCATCATTAGGTGCTGTCTATACAGCTTTAGCGTTGGGTTATGACAAAATCGTGCTGGCAGGCATTCCGCTCGATAATAGCGGTCATTATTTCGAGCCACCGTGGCGAAAATCCAATTTCCTCAACGAAGTGCCGAATAAAGGCGACACCCGCATAAAATACTGGGATGACGCGGCAAAAAACGTGTTTTGCGGTAAAGTGAGTGCTCAAAGCGGAAGGTTAAAGGATGTGCTTAATGATTCCCGATAACGAATGGCTGGCGAACGGTCTTATCAAACACACTCTACGCAGACCCGATGGGTTGCTTGAATGTCAGTCGGTTTTAGATATTGGTGCCGGTATACGACCGATGAGTTGGTATGTGCCGGAAAACCATACCTGTGTTGAGCCGCACCCGACGTATGTCAAGCGACTGAAACAGGCTGGCTTTAATGTCTGGCTTAACGATGCGCTTGATTGTCTCAAAATAATGCCGGTCCATGAAGACGCAATGTTTGAAGCCATCTACCTGCTTGACGTGATAGAACACATGGAAAAAGATGAGGGTGTCGAAGTTGTTTCGTTAGCCGTCGAAAAAGCAAAAAAACAGGTCGTCATATTCACGCCGCTCGGCTTTATGCAACAAGACGATGACGGCTGGGGGCTGGATGGTGAATACTGGCAAAAACATCGCTCTGGCTGGTTGCCGGAAGAATTTTCAGACTGGAAAATACAACATTATGGTAAAGGCTTCTTCGCTTTATTCACAAAGTAAACCGCTCTGGCACTTAGACTCGATTGAGGCATTGCGTAACGGGGGTTTGCCAACACCGGTGCACGTGCAACTGATTCTCTCCGATCTTTGCAATCAGGACTGTCACTTCTGTGCCTATCGCATGTCAGGCGGTCTTTCCACCGAGCTTTTTGGCGAACACAACCCAAACCGCAAGATCGAAACCAGCAAAGCCATACAAATTATCGATGACTGTGCGGCTATCGGTGTTAAAGCCATACAATTTACCGGCGGTGGTGAGCCAACCGTACACAAAGATCTGTGGCCACTCATAAGCCGTGCACAAAATCATGGCATGAAAACAGGCTTAGTGACCAACGGCGTAAGACTCAATACTGTGAAAGACTTAAATTGGCTCAGAATCTCTGTCGATGCCGGTACAAAAGAGCTGTATTGTCAGGTGCGTAACGTATCGGCATCACACTGGACAAAACTATGGGCAAATATCGGTAAATTGTCGGCATTTAACGGTAACTTTGGCGTCGGCTTCGTTGTTACCAATGAAAATATCGATTCACTTCCCGAACTCGCAAAAAAATGCGTGAACATTCCTTATATTCGCGTCGGCGCGGTGTTTTCAACAGCAGGACTTGGCTTTTATCACGACCTCGATCACATTCTCAGCGTTATCAATACTGTGAAGAAGAAATATCCGAATATCATTGATTTATTTGGCCGCCGCCTTTCCGATCTGGAGGACGGCTCACCAGAGCAGGACTTTTGTGGCTACCAGCACTTCACGACCTATATTGGCGCTGATCTCAACGTGTATCGATGCTGCAATACCGCGTACACCACAATCGGCAGTATTGGCAATTTGAAAAACGCCCGCTTCAGGGATTTTTACAACGACAAACCATTCGATGCCAGAGAATGCCGCTATTGCCAGTTTCAGGGGCAAAATCGTGTTATTAACTCGTTGCTAACACGACCTGACGACCCGGACTTCGTATGATCTCTATTTGCATGGCGTACTTTAATCGCCGTGAGGCTTTGCTAAAAACTCTTGCCAGTTATGAAAAGTGGTATCGACATCTCGATATAGAAATAATTATCTGTGACGATGGCTCGGAGCCACCCTTGTTCGATATCAACACGACGTTGCCGCACAAAATACTACGCCTGCCAAAATCGCCTGCACTCAATCCCTGTGTACCGTTGAATCATGCCGTCAATGCCTCTGTCGGTGATGTTATCGTCATCACTAACCCGGAAGATGAGCATCGTAGCCCTGCGCTATACGACATGCTTGCACGTCTGCGTGATAAAAAAGACTACGTAACCGCACCCTGCTTCGATGAAAAACGCGGCTGGATCGCTGGTCCTAATGTTGATTACCCATTAGCTATGCCTGAAAACGCACATTTTCATTTCTGCGCGCTCATGCATCGCAGCTTGTTTCCTGGCTTTGACGAAGACTACCGCAATGGACAGGCGTTTGAAGACAATGACTTTGTATGCCGACTGGCGAATGCTGGTGCGAACTTCATTTGCTCCGAAGTGCCGGTACATCACAATCACGTGGCGACGAAATGGCATGGATCGACACAACAAAACTATGACCTGCTGGTGAAAAAATGGCCCTGCATTACGTCACAGTAAGACAAGGCGATAAGTACGGTTATGAATACACTGAAAAATTAAAACATCAGGTGCCGGGTCTTATTTGTCTGGGCGATGACAGACCCCTACAAAGTGATCTTCAGGGCTGGCACGCAAAACTAGAGCTATTCGCACCGTGGAATAGAGATTTACGACCGTTGCTATTTTTTGACCTTGATACTTACGTCGTTGGTGATTTGAGTCCTTTCGATAAGATCGATCACTCACGATTCTGGATGATTAACGATTTCAACGTGCCACGCAGAGGTGAGTCCGGGCTTTTACTGGTTCCTGACGCTGCCATTTCTAGTCTTATCTGGGTTGGTCGGGAAAACATGAAATCCACTGACGGTGCGTATTTGCGCAATTTCCCGCATAATCGACTTAATGAAGTTGATGGTATCGTCAGTTACAAGAACCACTGTCGTAACGGCATACCAGCGGGCGCAAGAATTATTTGCTTTCACGGTCAGCCGAAACCAGCAAACGTAGAGGGCTGGGCAGGAGATTACTGGAATGAGTTATGACCATTTAAGCGATGACGAAATTCTCAGTGCCTTGACCAAGGTCTCGACGCAGAACCAATTACTGTCGTGGTGGGAGCAGTGTTACGGCTCACCACAAACACCGGACCCTGATTGGCAACGACGTTATTACGATGCCGGGGCCTTTGCCTCGCAACGACTTTTAATGGCGGCGAACGGTGTTGGAAAAAGTCAGACCGTTTGTGCAGAACTCGCTGCTCATGCAACCGGCATTTACCCGGAATGGTGGACTGGTAAAAGATTTTCCAGAGGTGGTTGGGAGGCGTGGATTGGCTCCATTGATAACAACATGCAGAAGATCGGGCCACAACGAGCGCTCATGGGTAGAGACCTGGATACCATGCTTGGCTCCGGTCTTATTCCAAGAGCGAACATTATTGATTTTGACAGGCGGCAGGCAGGCACTAAAGACGTAGTTGATACTGTCATTGTCAAACACGCATCCGGCGATAATGTCTTGTTGACATGGAAGACTTTCGAGCAGGGCTGGCGTAAATGGCAGTCGGGCGATCCCAAGATTATTCTCTGGGATGAGGAACCCGATGACTCTGTTGTTGATCAGAAGGACATTCTTTCCGAGACCCTGACCCGACTGGTGCGTAACTCCGGCATCTGGCTGGTTGGGTACACGCCTTTATTGGGTCAGACGAATCTGACTGAGCATTTCATGGACTCCGAAGACCCCGGCGTTTTCACCATAGGCGCTACCTGGGATGATGCGCCGCACATGAGCGCAGGGGACAGGGAACGTATTGAGAAGCAGTACAAAACAGACGCGGAGCGTGACGCAAGGGCGAGAGGCGTACCGATGCTCGGTGAAGGCCGCATCTTTACCACCTCTGAGAACGTGTTTGTGGTTGATCCACCGCAAATCCCACCACACTGGGCGCACATTACCGGTATAGACTTTGGTGGCATATCAGGCCACCCACACGCTTTAGCGCACCTTGTCTGGGACCGGGACTCGGATATCGTGTGCCTGACGGACGTTTGGCGCGATAACGGTAAAACCCGCGATCACGCACACGCTATCAACGCTCGCGGTGATTGGCCGGTAGCTTGGCCGCATGATGGGATGGAGCATGACGCAGGATCGGCGAAACGACTTCACGACATCTACCGCAATCAGCACAAGGTCCATATGCTGTCGAAATCAGCCCGCTACAAGAACGAGGACGGCGGTGCACAACCCCAGTGGCCGATCATCGAGACCTTGAGAGACAGGATGGATGCCGGTAAATTCAAGGTATCGAGAACCTGTACGCAATGGCTGTCCGAATACCGCTCATACCATATGAAAGACGGCAAAATCGTGGCAAAACGCGATGATGCGCTTAAAGCCTCGTTTTACGCACTTATGATGTTGCGGTATGCTACTGCACAGACCTCTATGGGAAGGCGCTCAACTCAACCGGCGCCGTTCAGAAGCTATGCGTGATCACAATTTCTTCGAGGGTTATGCCCGCAAGCACAAGATGTTTCCGCAAAGACCTGTGGAGACCAAACTTGGGCGCGTGCTGTTGGCAGACTCAGAAGAAGCGATTCTGGAACATGGCAGATTGTTTTATCGCACCGGTTACGCCATTGAACGCTCTGGCCTGGATATTGGTAATTTTCACGAATACGATCTTAACGAGACAGGTGGCTCACATTCCGCAAAACAGCAGCGGCTTGAAGAAGCCTTGATGCACGCGACCGTTACAATGGCGCAGCTTGACGACGCAGGATACTTTGACGATGACAGAAAAGCCGATTTCAGTCAGTGACAAGAAAATCGATGTTAAAGACCTGCCGCTCATAGCAGAGCAGATAGTTCTTGAATATGATCGTCGCAAAGACAACCGCAAGGATCGTGAGAAAGACTGGAAGGAAATTGACCGGCAGTTAGCGATGCTACCGGAGCGCTCACACAAGATGGGAGCTGATAACAAGGTTGATGCGAACAAGGCGTGGTTGCCGGAAATCGAGTTACCACTGCAATCTCAAACACTCGAAATGTTGACGGCTGACTGTCGGCGCCTGTTATTCCCAAGGGGCAAAGAGTTCTTTCTGGCAAGAGCCGCTTTAACAGATGAATTTGTAACCAAGTTCAAGGCCGCAGAAACGCCGATATCCAGAGAAAAAGGCCCGTTTGAGGGTGAGGTCTCTCAGGACGACGGGGATCGCGTCGCACAAGCAGTGCTTGCTCACTATCACAGCCAGTACGATTTGCGCGGTAACGTCGATATGATCAACGGCGAAGCCCTGACCTATGGCTTTGGTGTGGGTCGTTTAAGGAAGGTCAGGAAGCGGGTTCTCGGTCATACAATGAAAGGTTCGCCCAAGAACCTCATTATCCCGATGCTGATTCCACGTTCTGCCAAGCACGTTTATCTCGATGACTCTACACATGCGGTCATGAATGAAGGTCAAGAGATAGGCCCGAACACAATCGAGTGGTACAGCAAGAAGTTCGCCGATGTAAAGGCAGCGGCGCAGTCAGACAGCACTTACATCAAGAGCCAGCTTGATCGCATCACACCCGACGACAAAGGCAACATTACCCTGATAGAGCTTGAGGGTGATCTGGTTTACGAGACCTCTCAAGAGACTATCGTGGTGCGTGACGTGAATCTCACGGCAGCAGTCGGTGACAGGAGCAAAAACACCACCTTTGGCCTGATTCGTAATCAATCGGGTGAAGGCTCGACTTACCTTGTGTTCGATTATCACAAGGAAAACAGCAGTGACAATATCGGCACCTCACCACTAATCAAGGGCAGGCCGATAAACCGCATTATGGCGCTGATTATGAATGAACTGATCGCCTCGGGTCAGTTAAAGACCCTGCCGCCAATATCCTACTCAAAAGACGATCCGGGCTTTGCCGGGACCGGTGGGCCGGTTATTCATCCCGGCGTGCAATGGGAGGGCACTGACGAGATTCAGGTACATGCTGATGTTGGTGGCGATCCCAACACGTTCTTTGCGGTATTCCAGGGTCTGACACAACTTTATGATGATGTCACAGGCGTTAACTCACCGAGACTCGGTGCTGCTACCAAATCCCATACCACGGCCTTTGCCAAGGACGCGGAACTCTCTCAGGGGGCCGTGAGGACCGTTGATTACGTCGATTCCATTCTTGATGGCCCTATAACGCGATTTCTCGAAATGGAGTACCAAATCGCGCTTAAGAGTTGGAAAAAGCAGATTGTTTACATCGACGCATGGAACGAATTTGCGGAATTTGAGCGCGCACACCTGCCGGATATCGTGAAATTCAAGGCATTGGGAGACCGCGCACCGTCTGATGATCAGGTTGCCACGCAGCGTAAACTGAGCAGTATCCAGTTAGCACTACAGATTGATGCCGCCGCAATACAGCTTGGTGGTGAGCCGAAACTCGATCACGGCAAGATCATTGAACAGGTACTTCGCGATGGTGGCATACAGGATATTTCCGAAATAACCACTGAGGAAGGGCCGTCAGAGCCTGCGGAGGGCCAATTACCAGGGGTTTTGACCGGTAACTTTCAGTGAAGCTAAATGACGTACAGAGGCTGAAATTACGGGACTTGGGCCGTGATCCGGTATTTGCCTCGATTCTTGAAGAAGCCCAAAGTGTATCACCGGTCCCCAGGTGGAAGCCTAAAGGCGACGAAATAGAGAAACACCACAGGTGGATTTACCAGTCAGGATTTGTAGACGGGGTTGATCATGTGGTTAAATTACTGAGGAATGACTATGAGTGACGAAAAGCCAGAAGACCTGAACCCGGCAGCTAAGGCTGCGGCAGAGGAGATTCCGACGAAAACCCTGACCGATTATCTCGATGATTGGGACAAGGGAAAGAAAGCAGATGCACCCGAGGTGGGTAATGACAAGCTGTTACAGGCTGTTGCCAATCTCAGTTACAAGGTCGATATGGACAAAATTATTCCGCAAGTGAAGGGCGACCTTCAGGTAACGGATGAGTTCGTGGAGGCTTATATCAACATGCAGGGTGACAAAGACAGTCGCCTGGCGGAAGTTTGGGATAACCGGGACTCGCGTAAAGCCGAGTTCAATGAACTGATTAAAGGACTTGCCGGTGACTTCAAGAAATTCGCTGAGACAAACGCCATCGTGAAGAAAGACGAGGTGCCTGCTGATGATGACAAGGGTTTAGCTGCTGCCGCTCGCATCGCCAAGGAAGCCAAAAGCACCCCTGGACTTGACGACGTAAATTACGGCAACTTGTCGGACAACGACTTCGAGCTTAAAAAGCGTGAGATATTCAGGATTGCTAAAGGTGGCCCCGAGGCATTTGGCTAATCTATAAGGAATCATCATGGCTCTCACAATCTCCGCAACAGATACAGAGCTTCCGAAACCGTTAAACGCTGTCTTTCAACAGACGCTTTTGAGAAACGCACAGGTACGCGCACCGTATTACCACGGTACTGCTGCCGGTGAGTTGACCAAACGACGCGGTTCAAATGTAGCCTCGTGGCGACGCATTGAGAATCTCAGTGCTGCAACCTCGGCGCTCACGGAACTCACAGGTGCAGCATCCTATATGCAAGGTCGAGATGCGGCCGCTCTCTCGGTTACGGCAGTAACCGCAACCATGTCGAAGTACGGCAATTTTGTTATTCTTAACGAGGAAGTCGATCTCTATAACTTCGCCGGTCAGTTTGACAAGATTCTGCAAGTAATCGGCATTAACTCTGGTCAGTCCCTGAACCAGCTTCAGCGCGATATCGGCGAAGACAATGCCA